GTCAATGATGCTGCCTGGTGCATTTGTTGCCGAAAGATTTATGTCACCCGTCGCGTTGATCGTCCCTGCAATTGTGGGGCTTGTGTCAATTGCAAGTGTGACCGCGCCTGAAGTACCGCCACCAGTCAAACCACTGCCAGCGGTGACGGCAGTTATGTCACCAGGATTCGCCGTTGTCCACGTAAAATCCATGTCGGTGTTTGACGCCTTGGAAAGGATTTGACCAGTCGTGCCACCCAATAAATCTGCCATGGAAGTGGCGACGGCTTGACCAAACGTTTCAAAATCTGCTGGCAAGTCCGTGACTAGATCACTCGACGTCGGCATTTGCCACGAAAACGGGGTGGTTGGGTTTGTAATTTGTCTCTCCTTTGTTAAGTGATAATTGTGGCACGTTGCCAGTCAAGCGTTGGCGACACGCCCGACCAAATTCTTGCTGGGGGTACTTCGTCCCAGTCCAATGCTTGCAATGAATACGCCGTCGGCGACAAAACCAACGAAATTGAAAGTTGGTTGTACGACGCCCGAAACGACCAGCCTTCAACAAAACCCTGAAAGATTGAACCCATGTTGCCAGGCAAGTCGTTAATCGCCACGGGCATGCCCATAAATGCACCGATTAGGTTGTCGCGGTCACTGTTGTCCACTTCAGGGTTTGTTAGGTCATAGGTAATTTCTTTAAAATTTGCTTCAGGGTTTTTGCGAAGTGATAAATAGAAATTTGCCTGCGCTAATGCGTCAGCTGAATTGTGCAATGTTGTCGTGATGATCTGTGCAAGGGTTCCATAATTGTCAATTGAAGTGGCGTCACTGGCAGATTGTTCGCTGCTGCTAGTTGCGCCGTATTTAATCGTTAAGGAATTTCGAACGTCGCCCGCGCGGATTTCGGTACGCAACCCCGCGGCACGTGCCTGGTTTGCCGTCAGTTGCACGTAACCGTTTGCTGCTAGGTATTGGCTGCGGTGTGTGGCGTCTGCATAGGAAATGCGACCTAATGCGTCCTCGTAAATGTATCCCAGCCCAGACGTTGCCAACGCTGAAACCAAGGAATAAACGTCGATCCGTTCGCTTGACCGTGCTGCCAATTCGTATTCGCCTGGGCGATCTATTTCTCCCAAACCGTTGTTTTCAGCATTTGCCCATGTTGTGCTTGCTGGTGTGTAGTTCCCCCACGTGACCGCACCTGCAACCTCAGCCCAGGTATTTAACAAAACTGCGCGAAGTATTTCGTAAATCTGATCGCCGTCGAAGTCCTTTGCCAAAACGCCGTTTGTCAATGCCTTGGGCAAACGTGCCAATGCACCGACTGCTGTGATCGAATAAGTTTGCGTAAAGGCTGTTGAACCTACGTCACGCACTTCCAGACCAATGTCAACCACGTTGCCGCCAAAAATAGGCACGAAAGTGTTTGCAGTGTTTTTGATTGAAACACCTATCGTTGAATTTATGCTGACGGGAATTGCGATTTGATTCAGGTCGATCAGCTGAATGTTGCAATAACCTGCCTGTGCTTGTTCATAAATGTTTGATCTGCCGCTGCTAATTGAAAGATTTGCCAAAACTGCGCTGGTGTATTCAACGCCGTCAATTTCAACCTTCCAAACGGGATTCCATTGCGTCATGCTGTGACCAGGGCAGTGGCACCACCTGTGCCGCGATAGTAAGAATTGTTTAGGGTATTGACAATTGTTCGTGCAGTGCCTTCAGAATCTATTGCACCATTGACGGTCAGGTTGATCGTTGTGCCTGCTGAAGTCATGCTGCCGCGATCACTACCCGACGCCGCCAAGATTCCTGCAAGGCTTGTTGTGCTAACACCTGAAACGCCTGAAGCACCCAAACCAGTGATTGCCGCTTGTGCGGTTGCTGCTGTTTTGCTGGCAGTTGATACGCCTTTACTAGTGCCGCCGCTTGTGCCACCCGTGAACGTGCTGGTTGTAATCCCACCGCCACCGCCGCCGCCTGTGCCTGCTGTTTCGCCACCTGTTGTGAAACTACCGCCTCCAGGCATTGTGCCGCTAAACCCTGACGCACCTGGTGTTGCCACTGACGTATCGCCAATTTTGGGAATGAACGCAATGTCGGCACCTGGCTTGACTAGGTTGATTCCGCGAATGATTAGGTTGATTCCTTCAATGTACATGTTCAACAATGGTTTGATCGCTGACATTACTTTGCCAATGATGTTAATTGCAATGCTTGCAATTTGTCCAGCGTTTTGAAATGCCGCACCAATTACTTTTCCAAGTATCGGGGCAACAAACGCAATGACTTCATAAAACGATTGAAATTCATCTTTATTTTTTGCGATTGCATTTCTTACGTTGTCAAACACACTTTTGAGACCTGTAAAAATTGGCTGAACGGTGTTTTTGATTACGTTGCCGACTTCACTGATTGTTTTCCCAAACCCGTCCGTGCCAGTCAAACTGAACGCGCTAGTAAATGCTTGGATCGCTGGCAGTGCGTTTTGATTTATGAATTGCAAAAATTTGTCAAGGATTGGCAGCAGTGCAGTGCCTAGCGTTTCTTTTGCTTCGTCAAATGCAATTTGAACACGTGCAATTTTTCCTGCGTATGTTTCAGCATTTGCAGCGGCTGCGCCACCAAACAATGATGAAAGTTTTGTTTGCACCTGATCGAACGACATTGTTTTCAATTCAGCAGCTGATAAACCAATGCCCAGTTTGCCCAATGCCGCGGTGTTTCCGTCATAAGCCTTTGCAAGGCTGTTCGCAACGGCTTCGACTGGCTTGCCTGTTGCGGCGGCGACGTCAAGCGCAATTGCCAACAAATCTTGTGCCTTACTGGTATCAGACGTACTTCTCACCAAACGCGCTAGGGCTGGGCGGAGTTCATCATCTGCCACGCCTGTCGCCAATGACATTTGAAGGATCGAAGCCTCAGTCGCCTTGATCTGTGCGTCTGTTGCACCTGTGGCATTTTCCAACGCCAACGCCAATTGCGTCTGTGCCTTTTCGTCGTCGATTGCAGCCTTTACCGCGTCAATACCGATTGCAATTGCAGCAGCCCCAGCAGCAGCCGCAGCGGCGGCGAAGGCTTTACCGATTGCTAAACCAGCCTTGCCAACCTTGTCGCCAAATGAATCAACGTCACCACTAGCGGTTTTCAGCGATTTATTTAAACCGTCAACGTCGCCCAGGATCGAAAGTTTAAGGGTACGACTGCCCGCCATTATGTGTACTTCCTAACTATCGTGGAAAATGCTTCCTCCCACTTTTTCACGATTTCAGGCTGCGCGCTGCGAAGTGTTGGATAGATAAACCAGCCGCGTGAACCGCGTCCTTCACTACCTGACCACACTGGGAATTGCTTGAAACGGTTTGAACCAAATTCGTATCCTTGCCAAACCTGTTGCGTTGTACCGCCGCCACTTAATTTTTGACGCGCAAAACCGTAAGAAATCTCGCCAATTTTTGACGACTTACTTACTGTGGCACCGTCGGCAATTATTTTTGACGCACGGTTGTTTCTTTGCCCAGCAGTTGACGAAACCTTTTGCTTGACAAATTCTGCCAATTCGCTGGTGACTTCTTTTGCCTGCTTTGTTGCTTCCTCGTCCATTGCTTTAAAGGACTTAAGGATCGCGCGTAATTCAGCCTTGTCGTAACTGATTGCCTCAGTTGCCATTTGCGCGCCTTTCCAAAATTTCGATAACGGTCAGAATGTCCTCAGCGGTATCAAATTCATTTGGTGATAGCCCCGTTGCCAGGGCTATCTCCCAAACGATTCGACTTAGGCTTCCGACGGGGTGACTTTTGGGTTTGCTTCACCGACTATCACTTCGGAGATTGTCTCCGTCCATGCTTCAATCGGCTTGACTGGTTTCCCAGCGGCTTCGCGCTTCATGGCGTGATAAGCAAGAAATACCAGATCAGAAATTCCGATCTTTTCCTGCGCCTGTGAAATTGTATGACCCGTATGTTTTTCCCACTTTACCCATTCAGGCGGTGCTGCCGTGTAAGTGATCTGGTCGCCATTGTTGTATTCAATTGTTATTGGTAACTTCATTTTGTCTCCCGATTGTTATTTCTTAGCTGAATGTCTCAGTAGGTGTTCCCACTACGACAAATGATAGATCAACGGTCTGTGCGTCTGGTGCTGACCCGCCGACTGAAGGAAATACTGGCATTACGTTGAACGCAAAAACTGCGCCAGTCACGGCAGTCAATGAAACTGCCAATGTTGTGTTTGGTGCTGTTTCGCATGCTGTCCATAGTGCTTCGCACAATGATGACGCTGCGCCCCAGTCTGCAAGCATTGAAACGTCAAAAGTCCACTGATCGTCAATGTGCTTGTAAGCCTTGCCGTCAAGTGTTTGGTAAGTCTCAACGGTTGGTGAATTTGCTAGCGTCGCACTGGTCGCCTGTGCGTCGTAATTTACGGTTGCAATGGTCACGACTAGATCGCGACCCGTTATGATTGTCGTTGGCATTTTGTCCCCTAGGTAGTTTGTGTGTAGTAAGTCGAAACGTTTATGTCGGCAACCAGCATTGGACTTTGACCTACTTCCAACACCGTTGGCTTTTCAATGACGCCCACGACGTATCCTGCGGGCATTGCCGCAAGAATTCCGATTATCAGTTTTTCCAGATTGTCCAGTGACGCCGCGTTGCTGTTTGACGCAACAATTGCACTGATTGCAAAATTTAATTTGACCTTTGTTGAAGCCTTGCCGATTAACGCAACCTCCATGTAGGGCGAATCTGGCACGATCACAATTGCAGGCGGTATTGGTGATTCAGGAACGCTTGAATAGCATGTGGCAGATAACGCGCTGAACGCGTTGGCTAGGGCTGCACGTGTTTCTGCAATTGAATTGGCTGGCATTATTGACAAATTCCTTCGACGTCTAAAAACGGCTGAAGTAATGTAGAAACCCTATTTGTGAGACTGCGCCCCATGCGATAAGGGGTGCTGGCAAAATCTACGCCCTGAATCTCGCCGCCTGCTGCAACGCGTGATTGAAATACTTCAACGCTGACTGCAAGGACTGCCGATTCGATTGGCGCGCTGGTTGCGTATAAATCAGCTGCTGAATAGCCTTGAAGTGTTGCTGTACCCATTGGAATGATCTCGCGCAATGTGACATTTGATGAAGTCAATGCAACGGTGAATGAATACGGTGTCGCGCTGACGACTGTGAATGTTGCGCTAAACGGTGCTGGCAAACCTGTCACGAATACGGTTTGACCTGCAACAAAATGATGATCGCGCTGCGTGTAGAAATACGCGACATTTGATTCTAATTTGTACGACTGAATCGCTGAAGTGTTTGCAACCAGCATGGGCAAAATGACCGCCTCGCTGGTGTTGATTATTTCGTCCAGGTAACTGTCACTGTATAAGGAAACGGACACGCCAAGCACCGTACGCAATTGGCTTGCTGTGACAATGGCTGGCATGTCCGTTCCTTTCGATCTGCTGCGGCGAGATCGGGAGAACCCGCCGCATGATTAAGTGTGGCTATTACGCCTTGTTATTCTTGAACGCACCCGCGGCGATCTTTGTTGCGACTGCACCAAATGAATAGACGCCCACGGTGATTGAACCGTCAGCAGTTGATTCAGCGCGTAATTGGTATGAAGTTCCCTCGTACCATGTGTATGCGTCAGGGTTAACGACTAGCAGTGTTCCGTCTCCGTCGCCGCCGTTTGTTGGGTCAACGTATAGGTTCAAGCCCGCCACGTTTCCAGTCAATGAAGTTGGCAGTGCAACACCTGGCTGGTTGCTTGGTTGTGAAACTGCTGAATAAATTGGGCGACCTGCGTCGTTCAATGTCATCAAGTTTGACCACTGACCAGTTGAAGCGATCAAGTTACGTGCAAATGGATTTGCTAGTCCAGCAGTTGCGCCATAAACGCTTGCTGCACCGCGACCGATAATTCCAAGCAATTCAGTAGCCGTTGGGTATGTTGCCACTGTTGTTGCGTCAAGTGACGCGTTTGAAATTAAAATGCCATTGACGTATGAATTTTGCGCCTTTGCCATTGCTGCAACCATGTTGCGAAGTAGTTCGTCGTAGAACAGGGGTGACGTGCGTGTAAGTAATTCCACGCTAAATTTCTGCTGACCCGCAAATTTTTTGACGTCCACTGACAAGAAGGCACTGTTTTGATCTGTATCTGAAAACGCTGCGTCCTCAGCAGTTACCGCAACCGTTGGGGCTACGGTAATTTTTGGAATTTCAAATGTCATTCCCGCGTCAGGCAGTGTGCCGCGACTGATCGCGTCAATGCTTGGGCGAATTGTTGTTGATAGTCCGTTGATAACTTCTGTCAATTGACGTGTTGGTACAAGACCAGCATTGTCAGTTGTGTTGTCAGCTGCTAAAACGTATTGACGTGCAGTTTCGTCGCCTGTTGCAGCGAGAACCTTGTTTTCTAGGTACTTTGCAGCAGTAATTTCAATTCGTGGTGTGGCTTTCCAGCCGCCCACCTTGTTTGATGTTGCTGTTACTGACTGTGCGGCTTCGACCGTTTCGACGGCTTCCGCTGGTGTAACGGTGTGTTCCACTTCGTCGTCCTTTTCTGTTGGTGTTGCTTCAGGTTCGATTGTCGAATCTGAAATCTGTTCGTCCTCAGTTGCCGCGACTGATTCAACGCGGGCTGATCTGATTGCGGGTTCGCTGGTCAATGCAACGGCTGTCAATTCACCTGCAAGAATTCTGACTGTGCCGTCCTTCAATGTTTCGTATTCGTCAAATGAAACTTCAACACTAAAACCGTCCCGCAAACCTTCCATTGCTTCAACCAGTGCGTCATTTCCCGCAGTTGTTTCAGCGATCTTAAATGTTGCGTCAATTCCTGCGTTATCAGCTGACAATGATGTTTCTAATGTCTTTCCAATTCTGCGTGTGCGATCATGTTCAAGGTTTAGCAAAACGGCAGTCGGTTCAATTGAACCAGCGGCGAATTGCACCTTGCCAATTGACGCGTTGCCTGTTTCCTCAAATGTCACAATGCGACCGGAAATGGTGCGACTGACTGAATCAGCAGCCGTGATTTTCATTGGTGTGATGACTTTTTTCATAACAGCATGTCCTCCTCCTCGCGGATTTCGTCGATTGACATTGCGCCAATACGATTTAAAATTTCATAAACCTGCGCGCGTTCGTATGGGTTACCGCGTAGGAAATCGTCAAGATCAAACAACACGCGATTACCTGCGGGCGTAAAATCTGGGAAAGATAAACGTTGTTCAATAATTGACATGTAATTTCTGAACGCGAAGTCCACAAGGTCGCGACGCTTATCCAATGCGTTGGAATACGTGAAACTAGATTGTTGTGAATCGGTGAAGTATGCAGGCAAACCGCAAGCACGTGATAATTCAAGCGAAACGTAATTGCGCGCTTCATTCAGTTGCAAATTGCGTGGATCGTAACCAATAGTTTCCAGTGTTACGTCAGCGTTTAAAAATGCTGTGCTGCGTGAAGCACGTGCGGTTTTCCACGCAGTCAGCAATTTTGATACGCGATCTGCTGGCAGTGATGTGCCATTTGATTTCAAAACCATTTGTGGAATTGGTTCGTTTGCAAAATTCATGGCAGCACGTTCCAATGACGCGGCTGCTTTGATCGTGCGACCTGCACGACTTAGCAAACCTTCCTGCGTGTTATTGAATACGACCAAATTTGCGGGATCGACATAAGCACCGTCGATTGCGTATGACGCAATTTCATAACCCATGCCGTTCGTTGTAATTGTTACACGTTCAGGCGCAATTCTTTCCATTGCGCGAATCTTGCCTGTGTCTGCATAACGTTCCATAACGTAGGCATAAGCAGCAGGGTGAAAGAATAAATCGGAAATGATCCAGCCCCAGAATGTTGCACCTGGGATACGTGGATCAGGTTGGTTGATAACGCGCGGCTGCGTTACCTTTTCGCCTGTTGCTTCATTGCGCGTGTGCATTGGTAATGAACCAATTGTTTGGATAATTCCTAATGCACGTGCAACGGTTGGGACTGACATTGCTTCAGCACGTGACGCAGTTACTATTCCGCCGAATAGAAATAGATTTCCTACTTCACTGTAATACGGCGCAATAGCAGCTGCGTCCACCTGCGCGGCTTCAACCGTGACGGCAGTATCAGCCTTACGTGCGAATAGATCAGTAAATCCCATGCCCGAATTCTTGCAGGCTTATACGATCAACCAACCATGATGTCAAGATCATTGTCTGGGCGTGTCGCGAAGTGTGTCGCGAGGCTGACTGCCACTGCGCCGCAAACGACCGATTGTGACGCGCGCCTTCCAATAACCCAGCCGCCGTCCCCACGACGTAACTGCACCGCTGCTAAAACTTCCTCCGACAATTGGCTTTGACCCCTGTGCTTTAGGCGACCGCTGTTGATCGCCGATAGCATTTCGTCGCACGCCTGCGGGTAAGCGTTATCCATGTCAAAAACGGGAATTCCCGCTGGTGCTAAACGCGCCGCAACCGCGCCACTGGTTTTGCGGCTGTATAGGACGTATTCCGTTGGATACCTGCGGGCATAATCTGCAAGGTCATTTGCAATTGCCTTGTCATCTAACTGCAATTCGTTTGACCAGGTATGCAGCAGTTTGACCACAAACTTTTCGTCGCCCAATTTCTGCGCGCCAACCAAACTGGCATGACGGCGATCTGGTGAAAGGTCAATGGCTAACCACGTCAGTTTCTCAGGGTCAAGGTCTGCGGTTTTGTCCAGGCAGTTACCCCATGAGGCTGCGTCAACCGCGCTGTTAATTGCCACAACCCAGCGGCACAATACCTCGGTCATTACGACGTCAGGCGGATCGTTCAAAACGCTTTTCACGTTGTCGGCATGGATCAGTGTTCCCATTGACGGGTTGCTGTGCCGCGCGTTTTCCACACTGATTTCGTCCGTTGGTGCTGACCATTCAAAATAACCAATGTCGTCCTCAACCCCTGCAATGCTTGCAAGCGCGCGATCACGGAATTGGTTGAGTACGACTGACGCGGAATCTCCAGCATTTGTATACGCCATGACCATTGGGTTTGCCGCTGCCATAAGGGTATAGCGAAGCGAAGCAAACGATTCAATGTCAGTCATCTCACGTAATTCATCAAGATGAATGGTGGACGGTCGCGAAACGCCGCGAGCAGCTGATCCACCAGCACGGACAATAAAACGGTTACCCATTTTGGTTTCAATTTCCTCACCACCATGCTGCCAG